CTACACCCTTGCTGCTTGTTTGGTCAGCATTGTCTAACAATACCCACATGTTAGTCATGCTCACGGTATCATATTCCCAACGACTGATTATTGGATACAGTTCTAAGTCGCTGGTATCAATCCATAGATCACCGTATACTAACGCTGTAGTATCACTTTGAGTTGTTGGTGCGGTTGCAGCAATGATAGGACCAGCTGGATCTGTTGTGTTACTTCCAGTTGGTGTCGGGAAGCCTGTATTGTCGTAATTTATATTTTTATAACCATTCCATTGTCCACCGGATTGAACCATAATGTCTACTTGGTCAATGACACTCCAGAACCAATTTGTACCTTGTGCAGGGGCTGCTACCGGAGCACCTTCATTTGCGGTAAACACTAATGGAATCCAGTTACTAACTTGAGTATAGTAGTTTGAGATAGCAGTTCCAGTGTCAAAAGTTACTGCGTTAACTATACCCAATGTCACTGATACAACTGTTAATACTAAATCATTGGTGGTTACCACTCCGGCCAATAATGCTCCGCTAACTGTTATAGTATTACCCACAGCATAACCGGTTCCGCCAGCCGCTACGCCGGTTCCTGTTATAGCATAAATGCCGCTACGTTGAATACTTACATTCACAGTCAATCCTGCTCCACTTCCACCGGTAGTAGCTATCCCAGTAAAAGCCATAGCTCCACCTGCTATTGTTCCGCCACGTTGAACAAAAGGAGTAGATCCACTAACGAATCCAGCTTGTGTTAGTATGGTAGCAGAAAAACCTTGATTTGCTCCTGCTGTTGGGATAAGATCATTAATTACAATTTCGCCACCTTGAGTATGTACTAATTGAACAGCATCGTCAGTAGTTAACAATGCAGTTGTATAAGGAATAGCAGCAGCTAACCAATTAGTTACAAATTGTAACGGAGTGCAATTGTCAGGAATAGTAACAGTATATACACTTGACAAGCTAGTAGTATTTGGTATACTAGTTTGAACGGTGAAAGTTGCTGTTGCTAAAGAATACGGTAAAGCTATCGTGAAAGCAGTCTCGGTGCCAGTGGCCACTGTTGACCCTGTCGCTGCTCTTTCCCATAAATATATAGGACTTGTTCTGTTATTAAAAGGATAGTCAGAGTCGTATTGTGCATAGACAGTGCCTACTGGAATCGCTTGCCCGCCGGTGGCGTCAATAGTAGCATCTGCTTCCCAGTTATTGGTAGCTAATGTTACAGATTTTGCTACAAAAGAACCAGTAACTGCATTATATTCAGAAACAATCGGGGTCAAACCAAGACCTGCATTGCTAGCCTTAATCCATACTGAACCAGTTGGATGAGGATATGTTTGACTACTTGACCATAACGGCATTTCTGCCGAAGTACCATATACAACTTGCGGTTGATAATAATTTGTTGCAGTTAACCCTAGATCAGCCAACAATGTACCGCTGCCAGTAATCCCAAGATATTGATTACCAGTGATTGTAGGTTGTGTAGAGTTTATGACTAATTTACCTGATACTACATTTGCAGTAATATAGCTATATCCCAATGCATTGATAACATTTGCAACACCTTGAGCAGTGTTAAAGGGTGATACCGGAACAGCAACAGTAGTGGACCACACCCCACTTAAACTAATAGTTAAAGTTTGACTGGCAGTTAATGTAGGGTTAGAATTTGTACCTTGAACAGTTGGCCATTCCTGTTGCCATGCAGTGCTTCCTAATACTGTCCAATCATTAGCAGAAGTTTTGTAATAATATTGTTGATATTCTGAACCAGCTTCAACAGTGGCATTAATTGCATAATCACCGATATTACCTAAACTATTTATAGGTACACCATTGGTTAAATATACCTGGTCTGATATAACGATTGGAGTTTTTGCTGTAAATTGTCCGGTTGTTGCATTGAACTGGAAGATACCCCATGTAGTAGTAGTTGTATCTAACCAATATGCACCATTTGCCGGTGCACCTGAAGGACGACCAACTGAACCTACTAGACTTGCTAGATCAATATCAGCACGTAATGTATATACCCGATTGGTTGTACCTAATGCTGAATACGCCGCTAATAGCCCGTATTCGTTTAATTCGTATCCTTGGATTGGTGTTCCTGCGGTTGTTGTATAGAAGAACGGTACACCATAGAAATCAACTAAATCTTTTTGACTTGTGATTTGATATAATTTATTTGCATTTGCTGCTGTAGTGCCAGCAGCAACTGCTGTACCAGACGGATTTGCTTTATTCTGTGCTGTTGCGAAAACTACCAGCGGTACAGATGCGCCTGGTGCTGGTAAATATTGACTTTGGTCAATGATAGTGACTTCGACGCCCGGTGAGGTTAATGACATTTTATTTTTCCTTTAGTAAAATTCTGAGGTTTACAACCTAATTGCATACTATTATTTAGCAAAAAATTCAAAAAATACGGTATGACGGTATAACTGTACCTTTGAAGGTTGGAAACAACTAAATATAGTATGTTAAATCAACGTCCAATATGTAAAACATGTAACAAGAATCACGCAGCAATAAACTATAATCGGGAGGGTGTTACACATTACAGAAGTATATGTGATGAATGTGGCAGGAAGAAGCAGAAACAAAAACCACAAAAAGCCAATTGGACTAAGAGTGGTTATAAGAAAAAAGCCACATGCGATTTATGTGGCTTTAAGAGTTCATTCAGTACTCAGATAACAGTGTTCCATGTTGATGGGAACTTGGATCACAATGAACAAACTAATCTACGCAGCATTTGCTTAAACTGCATAGAAGTTGTGAAAAAGAAAGAGATTACTTGGAGACGGGGAGACCTTGAGATTGACTATTGATAATAGTATGAATCTTGGTATGTAACTCATCAATTGTTCCATTATTTTCAACAACATAATCATATTTTAATCCTATGCTGCTGTACTCACTAGCATGAATTTTTAGTTTGTCTAACTTCATTTTACTTAGTGCCCAATATGAATTACCATCTGGTCCTCTATTATATGCAATTGCAGCATCATACCATTCAGGATTTGGTCCACGCTGTACTCTAATAGCTATTCCACCTGCATTTTTAATAGCAGCAACTTCATTGTCAAACCTACAGTCTGTGATTACAACATCTTCTTTAGAGTTTAAGAGTTTGTGTTCTACACTTGCTACCCAGATGGCATTATGAAAATGGTTACGACATACATCTGTTCCCCAATACTGTAGAATCCATCTTGGAGTAATGTTCATACCTAGACGATTACTCCACCATTCATCTTTTTTCTCCCTCCATGCTCTGCTGGCTTTTGTTGTGCCTTCTAGATACTCACGATTCCATCCAAAAACTGCTGCTACTGCATCTTTAAGACTAGCAGCAAAGCTGACTCGTTTGAAACCATGCTGTGTGGTGAGATAATCGGCAATTGTGTCCTTGCCACTGGAAATTAAACCGGTGATGCCAAAAATAATCATATTTGAAATGCTCCTATAGTGCTTATTATATTACAGGAGTATGAAAAAGAAAACTGTTTAGGTTATCCTAACCTTGGACCCACGTTAAGGGAAAAGAAAAATCCACATACTTTTTCAAATCTTCAATGAGTAATTCCATTGCTGCTTTACCTTCTGCTTTCATAGCAGAACCGTTCAATGAAGTGCCGCCACCAGGACCAGCAATAGTTCCAAATTTTTCACGGGCTTCTCCGATCATAAGTTTAAGATTAGCTAAAACAAAGTCACCGATCCATACTCCAGCACCCGGGTCTTGCAGTAATATTTCTTCTGTCTTTTGTACATCGGCCCATATCAATACATGTTCCCCTGATCCTTTTGGATCTCGCACAATACGCAATACTTTGGACACTGGATTAAATGTATATGTTACATAACCACCAAACATTCTTGCTGCTAATTTAACATACCCTGCATAGAAATCATATGTTGCCATACCACCGGCATAGTTATAGTTAAGTAAGTATGTATTCAAAATAGCACTGGAGAAAGGATCAAAACTACTACTTGACGGGCCTGTTTCTAAACCAATTGATCTACGGAAAATACTTCTAACATTGATAAACTCTGCGGGAAGAGTATATGTATCTACATTTTTCTCAATAGTCATCAATATGTACGATTCCTCAGTGGCTGCTTGTGCCCTTTGACGATATATCTTTATGGCATAGTTGTATGCTGCTTCATAATGCTGCGGGTCTAATTCAAGGTCAATCATACCATCACCTAGACGATATCTTAAATTAGTGAATAATAACTCTTTTAATTCATCTAGGTTTAATCCAGTTGGTGTAGAAAGAACTGATGCTGTTGGATATGTTGACATATATGTTACCTAATAAGTGTATTTATCTGGGTATTACTGATTTGTTTATTCTATTTCTAGGCATAGGCGAGTAGATATAAAATACCTACTGCCAAAAAGGTGTCTATTCCTGAGGCCCTTACGGGAGTGCGATGATGAATTCAAAAATTACAGTGGAGGATTGTCTATGTCTCACTAACCCGTAAAGGGATTTTGCCGTATTCGCTGTATGTTAAATCTTCAATTCATCAGGTAGATTTAACCAGCCCGCGCCCTCTATCGCTATTACTATGACGCGGCAATGCTTCTAGTAGATTACTCTATCTCAACCAGTAAGACATAGGAAATGTGAACTGCACAGAGGGCAGGCATTTAAGGCATCCCAAAGGGGGTAGTCCTATGAATCAGGTCACACTAAATCAGTGCTTAGGCTTAGACCATGCTACCGACACGACAAGGATTGCGGTACGGATTATAGATACGCTTTAAGGTGGTATTTACCTGTGCCTAATATTGTTAACTGCTTTTTAAATGTCGCCGTCTTTGCGATGTTCTGAGTAATGTGCGTCAAATGACCCGCCTGGATACCTAGACTCAAGTTTTTTGATATTTTCTTGGATCACATCATTAGGATCTACATTGAGAGCCCTGCAAGCGTTCATCCAATACCACATTACGTCGCCTAACTCCCGGACCATGTGGAAGACATTTTCATCGGTGAGGGGTTTACCCTGAAAAATGATCTTCTTGGGCACTTCAATAAATTCACCACTTTCTGCGGCTAATCCCAAACATGCAGTAAGTAGCAACGGGATGTTAACATCAGGACCGTGCTTCATCTCACCGTCAACTAATTCGTAATTAGCATCAAGCCGATCACATGTATCCATAAATGTAGTCAAGTCATTGCTTGCTTTGCTTGTTACAGCTTCTACGAAATCTTTGTATTTGTTTAAATCTATATTCATTACCATGCTTTCAAAATTATCATTGACTCATTAAACCTGCCATTCGGTGTAGAGGCTACTGCTTTAATATCTGTGAAATATTTTCGTGCAGCCGGCTTGCTCCCCATAACTTCTTTAAGTTGTTCCCCTGGTTTGCGTAGTGTTTTGACTTCGCTCTTTGCTGAATCAAATCCTAGCAGTGTACTACCCTTAACAGTAAACACCTTGCTATACTCATCAGCAATGTAGTGATGAAGGCGCCGCTTTGCAGTATCATAGGCCCACGCTTCACTTGCACCATGCAACTTTGTAGGATGAATGCTAATCAAGTCTAGCTTTGCAGCCGCATCCTT